CTATTACGTAGAATTAGAGGAAGCTAGGAGAGAATGTAAAATCAATGGCAACATTGAGAGACTCTCCTCTTCCCTTCCAGGCATAGTAGAACATAGATTCAATCAACTTCAAGAGATAGAGGCAATTTTAGAATATCTCAATATAGAACTACGACGACTTAGAAGTAAAACATTTAAAAAATATTTAGAAAATTATCAGCGGGCGTTGTCAAGTAGAGATGTAGAAAAGTATGTCGATGGCGAAGCAGATGTTGTTGATTTTGAAAAGTTGATTAATGAATTTGCATTAATCAGAAACAAATGGCTTGGTATTATTAAGTCATTAGATATTAAACAGTGGCAGATGAGCAATATTATAAAACTTAGAACTGCCGGTATGGAAGATGTGACACTATGACTAGAAAAATTTATATAGGCGATGTTGGTGGTTCAGTAGACGAGTGTAAGGATAGACTACAAAGAAAAAGTGAGGAAAGACTTTTATTTGAAGTTATCACTGTCGATGATTTAAAGAAAAAAGAATTATCTAAGAATGTAACTAAAGAAACTTTAAAATTTTATATTCCTGCTCTAAGTAAATTTTATGGCCAAGCTCTTTATGTCCCTAGTAATTATGTACCAAAGTTAGATATAGATCTGTTTTTCAGTGTCAGGGCTCATAAAAATTTAGGATCGATAGTTCATTTTATTAAACATGATATTTGGTATTTTGATTGCGCTTCGCCGGAAGCCCAAAAATTAAACATTTTTTATGTTGATAGTATTGATGCACACACTATCAAAAATGCCATTAACATTGAAACTATAGAAAATATTTGACTTTCTTCAATTATTCGTTTACAATATTAAAATGAATATTGAAGATTATTTGATGTTATTTTCTGCTCATATAAAACCGAGCAGCCACGATCATAATATTTGTTATAGCTTAGGTTATCAAGTTATGATGGGTAAGGCTTTGACTGAAAAACAATCAATCATTGCAGTCAGACTTGTCAAGAAATATCAAAATCAATTTTTAAAATTAGGGTATTCAGATGTTCTTTCGGATATTGAATCTCCCAAATTCAAATATCCTTTTAGATATGTGGACAATCAAAAGTCCGTTTCAATTTCTAAAGAATCTATTGTTGTTAAATTTCCGTTTGACCAAGACATTGTAAATCAAATTAGAGAATTAACTGTAAAATCTAGTTTTATAAAACCACAGTGGAACGCCGAAGAAAAATATTGGGGGTTAGATCTCAATGAAGAAAGTTTGAAGTTTGTTAGATTAGAATTAGTAAAAAAAGGATTTCAAATATCCGATGAAGTGAATGATCTCTTGTCTCAATTTGATGAGATAGAAAATAATTTAGAAAATCATATTCCTATGATAGTTAAAGAAAGTAATTATTATAAGGTTATAAATTGCAACAATACGATTGAAGATCAAAATCTGGAAACTGTTCTGATGCATTCTTTAAAATGCGGTGTTAATACTTACGATGAAGAAGTCCTAACTGATATTAAGAATCTAGTAACAATAGATCCTATGATGGCTGTCTTCCAAAATACTGATTGTAACAACTTTCATGTTAACAGTCGAAAATTTTCTAAAGAAGATATTATAACTTTTTTAATAAAAACAGAATTAAATGTTGCATTCTTTTTTGATGATTCCTGTGACGAAGAGCATTTCTATTCTTGGGTCTCAGAATTTAAAAAGATAGATGATTTATCTAATAAAATTGGCGCATATTTTAGAAAAAATAATTCATTAGATGATTCAGCGAAGACATTTAATAGTATTATTAAAGAAAACAAATTAAACAAAGAAGCCAATGATCCCAATGTTGAATGGTTCCTTTTAAGTTCTAAATTTCCAAAAAGTCTAGTTAAACACAATAAAAAGCCAGACATATGTGTTTTTATTAATAAATTGATATCAACCCATTATACAGTTATGTCTTGCTTCAAAAATTGTACTATAAACTTTGTTTATACTGATCAATCTTTCGGAGAAAAAATTGTCGAATTGTAAAATAATTTTGAAAGACGAGGTCAATGTTAAAATAGAGAATCTTGATTTAGATACTAGAAAAAAACTAGTTTCTAAATTCAAATATGAATTACCCTATGCAAGACATATGCCTGCATTTAAATTAGGTAGGTGGGATGGAACTGTTAGTTTTTTTGGTCTCGGTGGCACCACATACCTTAGTATGCTAGATAGAGTGCTACCTATTTTAGAGAGTGAAGGTTATGATATTCAGTTAGAAGATTTACGAATACATAATGCTTTAGAGTTTGATAAGGTAGATGAAAATTACTGGGCAGATCAAGGAAAAACATGGCCAAAAGGCCATCCTAAAGAAGGTCAACCAATTATACTTAGAGATTATCAACCAGATGCAATCAATAGATTTTTAGAAAATCCACAGAGTATACAAGAACTTGCTACAGGTGCAGGTAAGACTATTATGACAGCTACATTAAGTCATCTCTGTGAAAAATATGGAAGAACTATGGTCATAGTTCCAAATAAAAGTCTCGTAGAACAAACCGAAGAAGATTATGTTAATGTAGGCCTAGACGTTGGTGTTTATTACGGTGACAGAAAAGATTTGAATAAGACGCACACTATTTGTACTTGGCAAAGTTTGAATATTTTAGAAAAAACTGGCAAGTCTAATGATGATGCTATGAAACTAATAGAATTTATTGACGGAGTCAGTTGTATTATAGTAGATGAAGTACACATGGCTAAGGCAGATGTTTTAAAGAATTTGTTAACAGGTGCATTTGCACATTGCCCTATACGTTGGGGATTGACCGGAACTATACCAAAAGCTGATTATGAATTTGAGGGCATAAAAGCAAGTTTGGGTCCAGTAGTCGGACAACTGGCAGCACATGAACTGCAAGAAGCAGGGCATTTAGCAAATTGTCATGTTAATATTATACAGACACAAGAATGGAAAGAATTTGGAAATTATGCTGAAGAATTAAAATATCTTGTAACTGATTCTGATAGAATGACCTATATTACTAGTATTGTGAAGACAATTTCTGAATCTGGGAACACATTAGTTCTAGTAGATAGAATTGAATCAGGAAACTTTTTAAATTCTAAAATTGATGACTGCGTGTTCATCAATGGAAGCGTAAAAACCAAAGACAGGAAAGAAGAATATGACGAAGTTAAAACGAGTGATAACAAGATTATTGTGGCGACTTATGGTGTGGCCGCTGTGGGTATTAATATCCCTAGGATTTTTAATCTGGTTCTTTTGGAACCCGGAAAGAGCTTTGTTAGGGTTATACAAAGTATTGGACGAGGCATTAGGAAAGCAGAAGACAAAGACTTCGTACAAATCTGGGACTTAACAGCCAGCACGAAATATGCTAAGAGACATTTGACCGAACGTAAAAAGTTTTATAAAGAGGCCAAATATCCATTTACAATTGACAAGGTGAAATATTAAGATGCAAATATTAACATTAAGAGATGAAGCGTTTAGTCTAAATGACTTACCCGAAGAAGTTGATGAGGATTGTAGGTTCGCTGTTTTAGATAACAGCGATCCTCAAAATCCAGACTATTTCTTTCAACCATTGATATTTTTAGAAAGTTTTACAAGCCCAGCCGCAGTCCTACAGATTGGTCCTTGGCAAATACAAATGCCATTAGATTGGTGTATGATTGTAGGGGATCCTGAATGTTCTGGAGAGTTAGAGGTACTGCCTATCACTAGTTTAAATGACAGAGGATTTAGTGCTTATACATTTAACCCTTTGAGTAGTTTTAAACCAGAGTTCCATCCAGTAGATATTGTAAATGTATATCAGGATGTGAAGTGGTATTTTCCAAAGATGAGATTAGGACAATTACTAGCGACTCCATTATTTCAAGGTAAAAAACCAGATTGTGCTTATTTTGTAAAAGAAGTGAGCAGACAAAGTGAAATTTTAGATTTTTCTAAATGTTGGTGAGGACATATGGGAACTTTAAAACCTGGAGCAACATATATCTATGAAAAGGCTGACGGCATAACTTATGCTAGAGAATTTGGTGCAGAGCCGTCCGAAAGAAGAATAATTGGTTGGGATAGTAGAACCAGTGACGGTAGATCACTGCACGATCATATAATGGAAGATAAGATGTGGGGAGAAATGCGTCGTATGGCTAAAACCAATCCTGCTTTACAACATGCCCTAGATCAGTGTATAATAATTTATAATTTGAGTAAAGACCATGGCACTTGATATTAAACGAGAATTGTCAGCAGTAGATCTTCGGGATAAAAATTTTTATAGCAATCTTACTGAGGAAGAACAAAAAGAATTTAATCCTTATATATTAATGAGATTTGTCAGCAATGTAGATGGCAACGCTGATTTGCAAGAATGGTTCGTGCTAATGACTAATGAACTAATCAATAAAAATCATTGGCAGTTTAGTAAAAATCATAAAGGCTTACTTTGGAAATTATATTCAGGAGTTGGTGCAGGATTTAAAGTATACCACTCTTATCTTGCAGCCGGTAAAGCTGAAAAAGCAAATAAAATTGAAAAATTGATAGCAGAACTCAATCCTACAATGAAAATGAGTGATGTAAAACTATTAACAAGCCTAATGGATAAAAATGACATCGAAGATCTTTTTAACAAGCTGGGGTACGACAAAAAGCAAAGAAAAGCGTATGAGTAACTATGAGTGCGTACATTGTGGCAGAACATATTCTAAAGAAAGTACTTTAGTTGCCCATATGTGCGAACAAAAAAGACGTGCTCTACAAAAAGATGAAAAAAGAGTGCAAGCAGGATACATGGCATATAATAGGTTCTACAGACTTACACAAAATGCTAAAAAAGACAAAACATATGATGAATTTTGTAAAAGCCCATACTACAACGCATTTGTAAAATTTGGTAGCTTTATTAATAATATCAATCCATTATATCCAGATAAGTTTATCGACTTTGTCATTAAATCTGGGGTGAAGTTGGATCATTGGTGTCGAGATGAATTATATGACACATATCTTTCAGAAATGATTAAAGTCGAACCAGCAGATGCTGCCATACAAAGAACTCTCAATACTATGATGGAATGGGCAGAAGAGCAAAGTGCAAATTTTGCTCATTACTTCGATTATGTAAATTTAAACCGAGCAGTATATCATATTTCGAATGGAATGATAAGTCCTTGGATATTGCTTAATACTGATTCTGGTAAGTCATTATTATCAAAATTAAATGATGAACAATTAACAATAATTGGCGACAAAGTTGATCCTCTATATTGGGTTAAGAGATTTAAAACTTATCCTAGTGAAATTGTGTTAGTTAAAGAAATATGTAAAGAAATTGGATTAAAATAATGCCTGACATAGACATTGATTTTTATGACAGAGAATCTGCTTTAAAAATTATAAAGCATATTCCTGCTTCTAGATATGAAAATAATGAATTAAAGAAGCATAATACTGGCATATATCTTCATCAAATTCCTGTAGATAAAATTAATAATATGTCAAGTATTGATTATGACGTTGCAGAAGATCGTGGATATTTTAAAATAGATTTTTTAAATGTAAGTCTTTATAAAGATATAAAGAATGAAGAACACTTGCAA